TAAGTAACAAGTTATTTCTTGATTATTTCTTGCTTCATTTATTTCATCATTAGTAAATGTTATTTCTGTTTCACATTTACATTTACCAAATATAATATTCTCCATAATCTTAATTTCTTTGGTCTGATCAATATCCAAAAATATATTAATACCAATTAATTTTTTACATAAATAAATTTTATGAGTAGCAAATTTATTTAACTTTGCTTGAACTTGAACAATATTTGGTAATTGTTCTAATGACATTTTATTTATTTTATTTATCACTTCATGATTATTTTTTTCTTTTATTGCTTGTTGTTTTTCTTGGTACCAAGTGGAATGATAAATTGCTTTAGATAATTTATGATTTTTACAAAATTTTCCTCTGCAACCTTTACCACATTTAGTTCCCTTTTTTGATCCTTGTACAAATACATGACTACAACCTTTCTTGTTACTCTTCGAAGACATTAATATTCACTCTAATTAACTCTCTTTTATATCAAAAAAATATTTTTTTTTAAAAATCTAGGAAAATATTTTTTTTGACATAAAATAGAGTCAAATAAATTTATTCATACCATATCCTCTTAGAAAAAATAAACTCCCTCAATATTCAGTTACCATTAGTATAACCAAAAATAACGAGTTAAGTATTTTATCATTTTTAAATTTCTAAATAAAAATATTCCTATTGTAAAATTTCATATTTCAAACCAAATATTTTTTTCCATTTTTAAAATTCAAAATATTAACTCCTTTTTCTATCATTAGTATATCCATTATTGTATAACTAGGGGGTTTTTCTTTTTTTTTTAGATAAGGTTAATATATATTTAAATAACTCCTTTTTTACAATAATAAATAATCATTTACTATTAGCATATCCATTTTTGGTGTTATTATTTATTGGTTGATACTTCCTCAGAAATTTATTTCTTTCTTATTAATATAAATGACCAAAAGATCGATAGCTCATTTCATTGTATGTGATTGTGGTATTATAATAAAAGATAATAGGTATGAATCACATTTATTAACAAAGAATCATGATAAAAGAATAAATAGAACTTCAACACTTGGTAGAAGAAAGAAAAATATTAACTAATAATATATAAATGAGTGGTGTAATTCAACAGGTAATAAAGGAAGAAGATCAACCTCTTTGCTATAAAGAAGTATTTGATGAAATAATTGAACCATTGAATGAATCACAATTAAATGAATTAATCGAGGAGATTGAAAATCAAAAATTATTACTCAAGATTAAACATGATAGAAGAATTAAGATGAAACAAGAATTACAAAAAGAAAAGATTGAATTAAGAAATGAGATCAAGAAAAGATTAGAGAAAGAATGTAAAGAACAATTAAAGAAAAAATTAGATAAGAATGATGAAGAAGATGATGATGAGGAATTTGAGGAAAAAATAAAGAAACCAAAAAAGAAAAAAATAAATAATTAATTAATCTCACTATATAATATTAATGAGTCTTGCTAACCTTCTAGTTCCTAATTCTTACGATCTTTTTAGTGATAGTCTAATAACTGATACTTTAATAACAACTAGTCTAACAACAACTAATATAACAACAAATAATCTAACAGCAAATAATATTACGACAACCAATCTCACTACTTCAAATAGTCAAATAATTTCTCATTCCTTAATTGCACATTTAGATTCTACTGGAGTAGTGACAGCAAGTATGATGCAAGGTGGAGTAGTAGTTTCTAATCCAGGAGGTATATCAATGACAGCAACTTTTGATTCTGCTGCAAATGTAGTTGCTTCATTTAGTAATCCTCAAGTTGGTGATACAATTACATATCTTCATAATAATATTGATCCATCAGGAGGTGGTGTAAACTTTGCTGGCCCTGGTGCTGGAGTTGATGTTACTAATCTTAATGCTTTCATCGGACAAGGAAATAGTATAACTACTAATAATGCATCTGTTGTAAGATTTTATATTCAACTAACTAACGTTACAGTTGGAAGTGAAGCATATTTAATTTATTGTTAACTTAATTATTTATTAATAATTAAATTAAAGAACTGTATAACTTGTAGACATTCTGAATAATGTTGATGCTAATGTAGTCCAATTGGTAGCTCCTGTAGCATCTGCTTGCCAATTAAATTTTTGTGATGGTACATCAATATACATTATTCCAAGTTGTCTAACTCCACCATTATTTACTAAAACTGGTATATTAAGATTATTTGTTGGTAGTAATCTAGCAGGTATTAAAGTAGTACTACTAATAGTTGTTGTTGTTGCACTTGGTGTTCCATTTATATTATTTTCTAGTTGCATTGTAACATTTTTACCAACTCTTACAAAACTTATAGCAACTGTTTGTGGAGATGTAAAACCAGTAAATGTAAATGCCATACTAGAAACTTCTTCATAATAATTTAATGGAGCTGCTATTCCTCCAGTTGTTGTTAAAGTTACTGAATTAAAATTTACATCTGCTGTTGAATTCAAATTCTGTGGAGTTGATAATGTAATAGTTCCTGCACCAGGAGTTACAGTAATTTGGTCAGTTGTTCCACTTATACTTCCTACACTAGGATTATTACCAGTATTACCTATCAATATTTCTCCATTTGTTAATAATCTACTAGTTAGACCTCCATCAGTATCTGCAATTACCATTGTAGAAGCAGCAATATTGGTTGAGAAAATAGTACCAAAAACTGTAGTATTGTGAAGCATTGATATTCCATGACCAAGTGTAAATTCATTAATAGTATCTACATCAAATTCTACATTACATTTGATTGTTGGTGTTACTGGATCACCTACAAGACTTAACATAGCATTTGGGATATCTAAATTTAATACATCTGTTGTACCAGCTACAGAATGAGTATATTGTATACCACCTTGAGTTGAACCTGTACTATTTCCAAAATTCATTTTACTAGTTCCTGTATTATTTGAATTAACTTGTAAACCTGAAACGGCTCCTCCACTAATTACTAAATTATTACATGTAGCATCTGGTGTATAGGCAGTATTATTAGTTGAATTAATAAATACATCTTGTGTATTTAAAGTTTTAGCTACTGATATTCCTCCTAATGTAGTAAATGACGCTGTAGCATCATTATATCCATTTGAATCATTTGTTGAAAGAACATGTAAAGGTCCCAATGGAAGTAAAGGACCAATAAAAGATGTTGCTGCAACTGTACCACTACTTGTTAAATTATGACACAGAAGATCATAATTATTATCTACGAGAAGATTTGCAATACTCATAAGTTCTAGTATTATATTAGATTTTTTAATTATGAGTACTATTTATCCAATTAGTATTTTTCTCATTTTATTATTCATCTTTTCAAAATCTTGGTGATGTCTCGTTTTTCTATGTAATGTTCCAGCTGATCTAGTAAATTCATCTCCACAAACTTCACATTTAATTCTATCTGACCAATGAGTTGGCTTAATTGATTTTGGTCTTCCTACTTTCTTTTTTGTGTATACTGCTCGCCCAAGTGGTTTTTGAACATAATTTAATTCATCAATATCGTATAAGCCTAAACCATTTTGCTTATCTAATTTCTCTCGGATTTTCTTATAATCCATGTATATATTAATATATTAAAAGATTATAAAAAATTTTAGATTAACTAAAATATTAACTATATATAGGATAATGCTCAGCTTTAAAAAAGGACGCCCTGTATCCAAAATTATTGGAGGAGAATATAATGGAGAAATATTGTATGTTGATACTGAAAATGAAAACTCAGGTCCATGTTGTAAGAAGTGTTCGAAAAAGTGTGTAAAGAAACAATGTTGTGGAGGTTGTAACATGTGCTATGAAAATGATTCTGATTCTGAAGAAGACATTGGTAATGAAATTGAAATTAATGATGGTAAATTAGAACCACTCATAGATGTTAACCAAAGATCAGTAAACTATATTGCAGGTCCTTCAGGAAGTGGTAAATCTACATATGCATCCAATATTATTAAGAATTATAAAAAGATATTCCCTGAGAAGGAATTATTTATTTTTTCTAGAACTGATTCTCAAAATGATCCAGCTTTGGTTAATTTAGGAGGATATCAAATTAGTATTGATCAAAGTTTATTGACTGATCCTATTGATATTACCAAAGAACTATCTGGAGGATCAATTCTATTATTTGATGATTGTAATACAGTACAAGATGATAAATTAAAGAAGGCTATTGATAAATTAATGGCTGATATAATGGAAATCGGACGTAAGCTTGATATTACTATCATAATAACTAATCATTTGGTTATTCCTAATGAAAAAAAGATTGCAAGAACTATTATGAATGAAATGCAATGCCTAACTGTATTTCCTAAATCTGGTTCATCACAACAAATCAGATATGCTCTTAAACAATATTTTGGACTTAACAATAAACAAATAGACCAAATATTACAAATTCCTTCAAGATGGATTACAATTCATAAGACTTATCCACAAACTATAATTTATGAAAATGGAGCTTTTATTCTATAATCTTCTAATACTAAAATTCGGACTTAGAAATTCATATAAATAGATAATATTTCTAAAATATATAAATGGCAACAATTGAAGAACTTCAAGAAAAAAATAATAAATTAATTGAAGATAATAATAATTTAATAGTTAAACTTTCAATGCTTGAATCATATCATAAAGTAGATACACATTATCAAAATGAATGTGCATTCAAAACAATTAATTACTTACAACAAGAGAATAGAAAATTAAAAGAATCACTTGATAAATTAGAAAATTATAGTAATGAGAAGGAAAATTTATTTAACCAAATAGAAGAATTAGAAGAATCAAATAATGATTTAAAACGTATAATGAAACAATTAAATAAAAAAATTGAAATACTTAATGCAGTGAATAGTAATTTAACTACGTGTATTGAAAATATTAAAGTTAAACAACAATTAGTAGTAAATAAACATTTCTGTTGTATTTTATAAAATCTTGGTATAATATTATATATGTCTAGTCTTGAAGAACTTAAAATTGAGAACCAATGTTTAAAGAAATTATTGAATGATACTGAAGCTAATAATGAGAAGCTCAAAAAGGATAATGAGGATCTTCATACTGAAATGGATGAAATAGTTGATATATATAATCAATTAAAGGATAATTTAGGTAAATTAAAAGAAATATTTTTAAAAATGTAATATAAATATAGATATGCCTAAATATTCAGAAGATGGGATTAATCAACATGCACAATGGTTTGAATATTTTAATTATGTATTACTAAAATTATTTGAACGTTACTTTGGTATTGATAATACAGATTCAATAACTGAATTTGCTCTTGATTTACATGAATTCTTACATGATAATCCAATGCCAGAGATGGATTAAATAATATCAATTAATATTATTAATGGATATTATCAATGAATATAAAGATATTGCTCTTAGCAATTCAGATGTTTTAAAATTAGTTAATGGTAAAGCTAATATAATTCTTTATCCTGAATTAGTTAATTATAATTCAATAGATGAAATATTAGAACCATATGGAGCATGTTTCTTATTATTTGAAGCAAGATTAAAACCATTCCCATATGGACATTGGTGTTGTTTATTTAAGTTAGATAACCAGACTATTGAATTTTTTAATCCATATGGAGGATATCCTGATGATAGTTTAGAATATATACCAATGGATATTAGGAAACAATCAAATCAGGATTACCCTTATTTATCTTGGTTAATGATTAATTCACCTTATGATTTAACTTATAATGAACATAAATTCCAAAAACATGGTAATAATATTAAAACTTGTGGAAGATGGTGTGCAGTAAGATTATTATGTAGAAATTCGAATCTAGAACAATTTACGAAAATATTTAAAAATAAAAATGGAGATGAATTAGTAACATTGGTAACAATGTGGATAAATAAATAATATAACCTATAATTAGATATGTTAAGATCTAGTATGACTAAAGAAAATGATAATGTTTATTTAAATGTCATATTTGAACATCCACAAGCTAGTTTTATTGGTTCACCAGTTACTCCATCAGTTGGAACTGCAGCCGTACCTGCTACATATAGTGTAAATAAGACTATACCAATTATTGACAAATGTTCTGATTATTATTGTTCTGTAATTAGATTTGATATTCCTTTAAATGTGATTCCACTATTAATTATGCCAATTATTCCAAATCAAGTTAATCCTAATTTAACACCAATGATTATTGGTATTAGTTATAATGGTACTGATTATCCAGTTAATTTAATTTATGTTCCTACAAGTCTCTTATTACCTCCAGTTCAAAATCAATTAACACAAGTAGTTACACCATATTATTATACATATTGCTATCAAACATTAATTGATATGATTAATATTGCTTTAACTACAGCTTATACAAATGCTGGTCTATTGGCAGCTCTTCCTGGAATTCAACCACCATTTTTCTTCTTTGATCCAGCAACTCAATTAATTTCATTAGTTGTTCATACATCATTTACATCTTTATTTGCACCATTAGTTGCAATACCTAAAATTTTTGTTAATGAAGCCTTACAAAATTTTTTATATGCTTATGAATTTATTTTTCAAGGTAATGATCAACCAAATGGAAAAGATTATATATTTACACTTAATGGACCAACTATACCAAGTGATAATCAGGGCTATGCATTATTTGGTACAGCTCCTACACATCCACCAACTTATTTTAAATTTACTGAAGAGTATCCAATTATGCAATATTGGACATCATTAAGAAAAATTATTATTGGAACAAATACAATTCCTGTTGTTAATGAAATTATACCAGTTCAAAATCCTAATGGTACACAAACTGGTGTTACTTCAACATTTCCAATTATTACTGATTTTGTACCAAGTATAGAATTTGCTGGACAATCAAGAGCTATTGCATATTATTATCCAAGTTCTCAATATAGATTAGTTGATATGAATTCAGAAACACCACTGTATAAGATTGATTTAACTATCTATTGGCAAGATCGTACTGGTAATTTATATCCTGTATTTATTTCATTATTTCAACAAGCTAGCATAAAAATAGCATTTTTAAGAAAATCACTATATAAACCATTTAATACTTTATTGTATAAGTAATAAATATTTTCTCTCAACTAGATATAGTTAATAGAAAATGTCTCTTAGTTATCAAAGATTACAAACAGTTCAAGTCAAAGATCCTCGAACTATAATTCATAATGCACGTCAATATGCAATTTTAAAAGGTGGTAAACAAGTTTCATATAAAGCATTTACTTCAACTTCTATTTCTCAATCTTCAATTCAATTTTCATGTCCTCCACCATCAGGAGCTATTATTGTAGATCGTAAACAATATATAACTTTACCAATTCGTCTTACATTCATTGGTCCTGGTACTAATACAACTAATTTATTACAACCAGCTCAGGATGCTCCTAGATCATATCCAATTTCTAGCTCTATTGATACATTACAAGTAACAATTAATAATACTTCAGTTTCAATTAATATGGCTGATGTTATTCAAGCATTACTTCATTTTAATACTGATGCAAAATTAAAAGAATATGATTATTCAGTTACACCAACTTGTCCTGATCAATCTCAAAATTATGATGATCTACTTGGAACTAATCGTAGTCCTTTAAGTTTCTATGGTGATAGTACTGATGAAGGAGTTATGGGTAGAGCAGGTTTCCAATTTAATGTAGTTAGTAATAGTCCTACATTTGCAGTTGTTGATATGTTGGTAACTGAACCTATTTTTATGTCACCATTTTATTGGGGTCATTCTAATTCTTCAGGATTTGCTAATGTTAATACAATGGATTTTAACATTACATTCTTAAATAACCTTGGTTATAGAATGTGGTCTCATGATAATTCTGCAGGTACCAATGTCATTAGTGCAATTAATACTCAATTTAATGGATTCACTGGTCCTGCATTTTCTTATTCTGGAATTACAGTTCCTCAATTACTCTTTACTTATATTTCTCCCCTTGATACAGAATTAATCTCACCACAAATTCCAATAA